GAGAGCATGGTAGAAAAACTAGATGATATGGAGACCAAACTCAATGAGCAGATTGAGAAGAATATCGGTCTTAACAGCAGACTCGGAGAGTCAGTTGCTAATGGTATTCTTGAATCAGTTTCTGATGGCCTAGCAGCCACTCAGAAAGAGAAGCTCGCCTCACTTTCCGAAAGTGTAGAGTTTGAAAGTGAAGAATCTTATCGTGAAAAATTGGAGACTTTGAAGGAATCTTATTTCACTTCAAAAGCAACTCCTAATTCTAAATCTGAAACTCTCTCAGAAGGTGTAGACAATTCAGAAGGTGCAGTGTCACATTCGAATTCAATGAATGCTTATCTGAAGTCACTTTCAGCATTTAAGAAATAACTGATCTTATTATTAGTTCAAACTATTAACACTTTATAGGTAAAAAAAGCAAATGTTCCAATCAGAACAGTTGCAGGAAAAGTGGGCTCCACTTCTAAACTATGAAGGTCTTGATGAAATCAAAGATCCTCATCGTAAAGCGGTTACGGCCGTCCTGCTAGAAAACCAAGAGAAATTCCTCAGAGAGGAGCAAGCCTTCGGATCAGGTATCAACCTGATGGAAGCACCCCCAACTAACCACGCGAACGGAATCAATAGTTCAGGTGGTTTTGGTGGATCAGCAACAGCAACAGGTCCAGTTGCAGGTTTCGACCCTGTACTGATCAGCCTCATTCGTCGTTCTATGCCTAACCTAGTCGCTTATGACTTGGCTGGTGTTCAACCAATGAGTGGTCCTACTGGATTAATCTTCGCTATGCGTTCACGTTACACTTCTAACAGTGGAACTGAAGCATTCTATAACGAAGCAAACACAGCATTCTCAGGACAGAACAAGGGCGGAGCTCTTGAAGGTGGATTCGAAGACGGCAACGCTGGTTTCGGTACTACTTCACAGTCTGGAGACAACCCTGCTGTTCTAAACCCAACATCATCGGCATCCACTCGTGGATATAACGTTGGTGAAGGTATGCTAACTGGAGACGCTGAGAACCTTCAAGGTACCTCGAACGTAGCGTTCAACCAGATGGCATTCTCAATCGAGAAAGTCACCGTTACTGCCAAGTCAAGAGCACTAAAGGCAGAGTACAGTTTAGAACTGGCTCAAGACCTTAAGGCGATTCACGGCTTGAATGCAGAAGCAGAACTTGCTAACATCCTTAGCACAGAGATCCTCGCTGAAATTAACCGCGAAGTTATCCGTACTATCTACAAGGTTGCAGAGCAAGGTGCTGTACAAAACACTGCTAATGCTGGTGTATTCGACCTCGACATCGACTCAAACGGAAGATGGTCTGTTGAGAAGTTCAAAGGACTTCTGTTCCAGATTGAAAGAGATGCCAACGCAATCGCACAAAGAACTCGTCGCGGAAAGGGCAACATCATCATGTGTTCTGCTGACGTAGCGTCTGCACTAACCATGGCTGGTGTATTGGATTATACTCCTGCACTTAACGCTAACCTACAGGTTGACGACACAGGTAACACCTTCGCTGGTGTGCTACAAGGTAAGTATCGTGTATACATCGATCCTTATTCTGCTAACCTTACAGGTGCCAATGGTGCTCCTACAGGTGGCAATCAGTATTATGTTGTTGGTTATAAGGGATCATCTCCTTATGACGCAGGAATATTCTACTGCCCTTACGTTCCACTCCAGATGGTTCGTGCCGTGGGTGAGAACTCCTTCCAGCCAAAAATTGGATTTAAGACAAGATATGGTCTTGTTGCAAACCCATTCGCAGAAGGAACCACTCAAGGAGTTGGCGGATTACTTGCCAACCAGAACCGCTACTACAGGCGTGTTGCTGTTAAGAACCTTATGTAAGAAGTTCATATCTTCTTTAATTACAAAGACCTCCTTTACGGGGGTCTTTTTTTATGCTATAATATTAAAGTCAAGGTCGCTACCTGGACTGCTCTGGACTAATCTTGGAAGGGTTCTATACCAGAGGCGAAGAACCCTTCACTTTAAATTATTTTTATGAAGAAGATTACAATAGTTGGTGGTGGTAATGCAGGATGTTTTACAGCATTATATTGTGGTTGGTATGGAAGACAATCAGAATACGAAATAGAGTTAATATACAATCCAGAGATACCACCTGAAAGAGTTGGTCAAGCAACAGTAATAGAACCACCTGGATTATTGTGGGCTTCTACTGGATTTAATTGGTATCATAATAAAATAAATGCAACTCCTAAAAGTGGAATATTATATGAGGGTTGGGGTAAGAAAAATAAAGAGGTGTTTCATCCATTTCCTGGGGATAGGATGGCTATGCATTTCTGTCCTTGGGAAATGCAACAAAGTATTTTACGATCAGGTCATTTCAAAGTAGTTGAAGGTGATATAGATCCTAAAGATGTAGATTCTGATTATGTATTTGATTGTAGAGGTAAACCAGATAATTATGATGATTATGAAGAATTAATCAATCCAACAAATGCTTGTATTTTAGGAAAACCAAAATGGGATACTACTGTAGCACATTGGAGTCGGCACGTTACAACACCTGATGGATGGACATTTATAATACCAACTCATTCAGAATCACCTTCACATGATTATTGTGTGGGGTATTGCTATAATAGTGATATTACTCCACCAGATGAAGCAGAAGAAAATTTTAAAAATCAATTTGATATTGAAGTAACAAAATCTATTAAATATAAAAACTATGTTATAAAAGAACCAATTATTGATGATAGAATATTTGTTAATGGTAATAGATTATTTTTTTTAGAACCATTAGAATCATCATCAACACAAGCATATATTGAAATGGTTAGAGCAGTATTTGAATATCTTTTACCAGGAAGATGTGATAAAAATTATGTAACTATAGATATTAAAAAATATATTAAACAACTTCAAAATTTTGTATTATGGCATTATCAATTTGGATCAAAATATGATACTGCTTTTTGGAAGTATGCAAAAACTCTTCAATTTAAAGATGATAAATTTGACCAATATTTAAGTCATATCAAGAAGTATGATAATGATTTTATTTTACCTCAATCATATGGTGGTGGTACTAAAGATGAATTGTATGGTCAATGGCCTGCATATTCATTTAAAACTTGGTATGAAGGAATGACTGCCAAACTAAATATATAAGGAGACCTGCACGAACTAATGGCCACGAGAACGTCACAACTTGAGAATAGGAATTTCCTAGCACCTGTAGGTTTTAAATTTAGTCTACAGAGAAGTCCTGGAGTTGCATTCTTTTGTAATCAAGCAAATATACCAGATTTAAATCTTGGTGTTGCATTACAATCAAATCCTCTGAGAGATATTCCAACTCCTGGAGATAAGGTTGAATTTGGTGATCTAAATTTAAGATTTTTGGTTGATGAAGATCTTAAGAATTATATGGAGATTCAAAACTGGATAAGAGGATTGGGATACCCTGAAAGTACAGAACAATTTGATAAGTTAGAAAAGGATGGATCCAAGTCCCTTCCTAGAAGTTATAAGCAGATGGGTGATCAAATTTATTCTGATGGAACTCTTCAAATTTTAAGTAGCAATATGGTAGGAAAGTTTAATGTTAGTTTTAATGAATTATGGCCTTATTCCTTGACAACTCTGACTTTTGATGCTACAGATACAGATATAGATTACTTTACAGCAGACGTAAGTTTCAAGTATACTATGTACAAACTAACTGATTTACAGAATAAACCTTTATGAGTTTAAATCTTGAAGCAATTCAAGAGATGTGGGAAAAAGACGCACAGATAGACAAGGATAATCTACACGATGAGTCATTGAACATCCCCTCTCTACATGCAAAATACTTTGAATTATATAATACTATATTCCTTCTGAGAAAGAAAGCAGAACAGCAAAGGAAGAATATTCGTCACGAGAGATATGAGTACTTCTCTGGTAAGTCGGATCCTGATGTTTATATAGAAAATCCCTTTCCTAAGAAGATAAGGGATAAGGATACTATGCAAAAGTATTTGGATGCTGATGAAAAACTTTCAACATCATCTTTAAAGATAGAATATTATGATACGATGTTAGTATATCTTGAAAGTATATTAAAAGTAATACAGAATAGAACATTCCAAATCAAGAATGCAATTGAGTTTATGAGATTTAATTCGGGGTTGGGTTAATTGTGAAAGAACATCCATTATATAAAAATTATTTTGCATCTGAAGAAGGAAATATATTTAGTAATAAAAGAAAATCTAAACCTTTTCATAAATTAAAACCTCAAAAACACCATTTAGGTTATAAATTATATTTTCTTTCAGTAAATGGAATCCATATTGGTATTACTGGGCATAGGTTTATAGCAGAGTGTTTTATTCCAAATCCTAATAATTTATCAGATGTTAATCATAAAGATAGAGATAGATCCAATAACAATATTAATAATTTAGAATGGACTACTCATAAAAATAATATGCTTTATAGTAGGGATATTTGTGCAAAAAATACCTATCTTATAATAAATATAAAAACAAAACATAGTTATAAAATTGGTAATTTAGTTAGATGGTGTGAAGAAAATAATGTTCATAGAAGAAGTGTATATGACGTTATGAGAGGAAAACAAAAATCAACAAAAGGATATATCATAAAGAAGGTTGACATAGGGTAACTAAATACCCATAGATGCTATGGGTTAAGTGAGGACCGACGTTATTATAAAGAAGGCCAATGAGGTCTTTTTACAAATTGAGGCGGATCCGCACATCCAGTATGAGTTGCGGGATCATTTTACTTTCACTGTAGAAGGTGCAAAGTTTATGCCGCAATACCGTAACAAACATTGGAACGGTGAGATACATTTATTTGATTTAAGAACAAAAAGAATTTATATAGGACTGCTTGATAAGATAGCATCCTTCTGCGATAGACACGATTATACTTACTCTTTTGAAAATAATGAATACTATGGTGCTCCCTTTGAAGTAAATGAAGGGATATCATATGAAGGTGTTAAAGATTATATGCAGTCTATATGCAATCGTTACTCTGCCAGGAAATACCAAGTTCAGGGAGTATACGATGCATTAAAATATAATAGAAGGCTATTGATATCACCGACTGCTTCAGGCAAATCTTTGATGATCTATGCTCTTGTAAGATACTACGTAGATAGACAGCAAAAAATTCTCCTAGTTGTTCCGACGACATCTTTAGTAGAGCAGATGTATAAGGACTTTGAAGATTATGGTTGGGATTCTGAGTCATACTGTCACCGTATCTATGCTGGAAAAGAAAAGACTAATGAACTACCTGTTACTATAACCACTTGGCAATCTGTTTATAAATTAGATCGGAAGTTCTTTGTAGATTATGATGTAGTAATAGGTGATGAGGCTCACTTATTTAAGAGTAAGTCCTTAGTATCTATAATGACAAAATTAGAACACGCAAAATATAGATATGGATTTACTGGTACATTAGATGGAACCCAAACTCATAAGTGGGTACTAGAAGGATTATTTGGTCCTGCATATAAGGTAACTAAAACTGATGAATTGATGAAGCAAGGTCATCTTTCCCAATTAGATATTCAGTGTCTTGTACTCAAGCATCCACCGCAAAAATTCGAAACTTATGAGGATGAAATACAATATCTTATTACACACGAACAACGAAATAAATTTATAACTAATCTTGCATTAGATTTGAAAGGTAATAGTCTTATACTTTATAGCAGAGTAGAAACCCACGGTGCGATACTTTATGAACAGATAAATAATAGTAAGCGAGGTAATAGAAAGGTGTTCTTTGTTCACGGTGGGGTGGATACAGAACAAAGAGAATTAATTCGTGAGATAACTGAAAAGGAGCAAAATGCAATTATTGTCGCGTCCTATGGGACTTTTAGCACTGGTATTAACATTAAGCGTCTTCACAATATCGTGTTCGCAAGCCCCAGTAAGTCCAGAGTTAGAAACCTCCAGTCAATCGGCCGAGTCCTAAGAAAGGGTAGTGATAAAGAAAAAGCAATTCTCTATGATATAGCAGACGATTGCACACATCGCTCTAGGAAGAATTATACTCTCAATCATTTAATAGAACGAATTAAAATCTACAACGAAGAAAATTTTAACTATGAAATAATCACCATACAAATAAAGAAATAATGGAAGACGACTTTTACGCAACAATTAAACTTAAAACTGGTGAAGAGATATTCGCCAAAGTAGCAGCATCAGAAGAAGATGACCGCACTATGCTGGTCGTATCAAATCCTATTACAGCAGTAGAAATTAAGCAGCGCGGAGGTATTGTTGGTTATAAAGTAGAACCTTGGTTAAAGACGACGAAAGAAGATATGTTTATTATTGATATGGATAATGTTATAACAATGTCCGAATCTTCTGATGTACATATGATTTCAATGTATCAACAATTTTGTCAAGACCAAGCAAGGCATCAACAGAACCAAGCTAAGCTTAGTAGAAAGATGGGTTACTTAAGTACCGTTAATGATGCTAAAGATATCTTAGAGAAGCTATATAAATCAAGCCCAAATAAGAATAGCTAAGGCTTTCTTATCAACCCTGACAGAGTTATTCTATAAGGATTATAGGTACTTGTCAACTGTTTGTAGAAATGTTATAATATCTACATACTAGTGATAAAGACTTATGATAATGAGAGCAGGTATGGCAAAACGCAAAAGGTCAGAACACTATGTTAACAACAAGGAATTCCTTGCTGCATTAATCAAGTATCGAGAAGATAAAGAGATTGCTGAAATTCAAGGTAAACCAAAACCAGTCATCCCCCGCTACATTGGTGATTGTTTTTTGAAGATTGCTAATCATTTATCATTCAAACCAAATTTTGTCAACTATATGTTTAAGGAGGATATGATCTCTGATGGAATAGAAAATTGTGTTCAGTACATACATAATTTTAATCCTGAGAAATCTCAAAATCCTTTTGCTTACTTTACACAGATTATACATTATGCGTTTCTCCGCAGAATACAAAGAGAAAAACGCCAATTAGAAATTAAGAATAAGATACTTGAAAGATCTGGATATGACGAAGTGTTTTATGGGGATGACGGTGGTGATACGGGTAACTATAATCAAATCAAGGATGCAGTTCATTCTAAATTAAGATACTAATGGAAACTATTGATAATGATGTAAGGATTACTATTAACCTTACTGACCTTGTGAATATCAGGGCCGATGCTTTGGATTTGGATTATGATGATCTTGATACCTGTGACAGAGAGAATATTACTAATGAACTTAGAACAACTCTGACTTGGGATACTCTTTATTATATGGTTGATAATGCACTCTTAGAATATTCTGGATTAGCAGAGAATCATTATGGGGAGATATCACCTGAACCTGGACGTGAGGCTGAATTGACTAGAAGGGAAAAGGAAGAGACAGCACGTAAGAAAGCAGCAGCAGAGTTTGAGATGGTTGATTTAGTATCATCATCTTGGACAATCCAAGTACCAAGGAGAAAGAAATGAAAATCACCCAGAAGATTATTGATGACTTGGAAAAGGCATTAGATATGAGAAAGAAGGATGGTACACCAGTTTGGAATGATGGTGATGATATTGAAGTTTGTGTTGCTGGAACTTGGGCTGCTGATAAGTTTATTACTCTATTGAATAGAAGTAAATGAAAGTCGCTATAATTACCGACCAACATTTTGGTGCTAGGAAGAATTCAAAACATTTTCACGATTATTTTTTGAGGTTTTACAATGATGTATTTTTTCCAACTATTGAAGCAGAAGGTATTACTACCATTGTTGATATGGGCGATACCTTCGATAGCAGGAAGGGTATCGACTTTTCATCTCTATCCTGGGCAAAGAATAATTATTACGATAGGTTAAGGGATATGGGTTGTATGATCCATAGTATTGTGGGTAATCATACAGCATATTATAAGAATACTAATGATGTAAATGCTATTGATTTATTACTTGCTGAGTATGATAATATAAGAACTTATTCTGAAGCAACCGAGATAAAATTAGAT